AGGCATGAATGATTGATACTAAACTTAGCGAAGGTCTCTACGCCTGTGTGATGCTCATAATATTGGCACACCTCATGTCTGAATGATAGTGAATACTTGCTTGTACTATGACGAGTACCCTTGGTAAATTTATTTCTGTAGGCAAGTAAAGTGATTGCCTTCTCAGATTTTCCAAACTTATCTGCGGTATCCTTGGCAGAATTTTCTGCATAGAATGCAAGGATTTCAGCTTTCAACTCAGGTGTATATACTTCACGTGTCATGATTCTTTCCTTTCATCATGGTTAAAGGTACCATCAACAGTACCACAAAGCGCACTTTTCAATGCGCTTACTGGTATTGTCATTCACGTATTGTTACATTAGTGATACCCTTGCGGCGAAGGTATGCAAACATACCCTCCACCTTGTTCTCAGGTATCGTACACAAGAACACATCGTGCACAAATACTTTTACTGTGCTCATTACATTTCCTCCTCCACCCATTTTAGGTTAAACACACTAGGGAAAAAGTTATTGACCCTACCTGTGGATGCCTCATGTCGTGGACATTCTGCGTCAGTAAGCACAGCACAATCACCCCTAAAGTCTACAAGGTCTTGCCCAATAGACACAGGCTCATGGTTCTCATCCACAAGCCGCCACTTCACATTATTTAATACTTCAATCATGTCACTTTCCTTTCATTAAAACGGTATTTCATCATAATCAATAGAGATAGGTAGAGGCTCAGGCTCTATCACCTTCCACCCACCATCATCTAATTCCATCACCCTATATTCGGGATACCAGCTATCACCCCCATGAGCGTCAATGAGATTGCTCAAAATTCTTTCGGCCATACCATAAGTTTTGTACACCATAGGGTGAGCTTGCACCCACCTATTACCCACCACACGATCATAGCTATCGTATAGCGATAGTAATTCCATAACTTTAAACATCACTTTTCCTTTCTGTTAAGTGGACAACACCCCATGCGCTAACATAGGGTGCTTTAGTAATGTTCACTCATTATGCGGCTTGACGTGAAGCGGCTTGGATTGCAGCAATCAAGGTATCGGGATTGAACCCACGCTTGAGCAGATTATTTGCGGCTTTGATATAGTCTAACTCAGCTTCACCATCATCATTAGCTTTGAACGCCTTGCCCCAATTGGTGCCACGCATTGAGACACCATCAGCAACCAATTGCTTTAGGCTAATCACGGCGCTATTTGATAGGGTAGCATCAGCAATCTTAATTGAAATACCCGTCTTGGTTTTAGTCACTTTCGCACCATCATAAATCGCTGCAAATGTTAGCTTGATTGCACGTTCTGCTTGGCTATCCTTTTTCTTTTGCGCCGCATTGATAAGCTTAACGATCACCGTTGTGTCACGTTTTGCGATCACATGATCTATGGCGTCAGCAAATAGCTTGCCCATTGCAGCACCATTACCAAGTGAACGATTAAAAGCAGTTACGATTTCATTTGTCATTTTCCCATATCCTTTTTGTTTGGGGTTTCTGGTTACAAGATAACCACCAATAGGCCAAAGCATCTAAACAATGGCCTATGAATTGTTACCTTTAAGAGTTTATGCGTACCGTCTAAACCGTATCAATAGGAGTAGACGAAACAGCCATTTGATATAAACCTGTCGTTTTATACCGCATTGCTGCTTAGCACTATTTCTTTTTATCGGGCGTTCCTCTTGCGCCCGTTACCCTTCCCCCTTGCTTTTTAAAATCACCGTCAATAGTTGGTATCTGAAATACTCTTTCGATTTTTCTGGACTGTTCCTATATGGAACCACGCAGAACATGCAGGGATAAATCCCCTTATATCAGCCATACCGTAGTCGAATGATCTAGGTTCTTGGTAAAACCAGTTTTGTCATACTGGTTGTCGGTTTACCGAATATGGATTGATCTACCCTGAAATTTTCACCGACTAGAAAATTCCAACTTGGTTTTATGGTGGCCGCATCTCAAAAGAGAATTGACCAAAAACCGTGGTAGATCAAAAATGTCAAATAGCCGCCCCGTTTCGTCGGGGTCTTGGCCTATATAAAGGGGGGAAACGGCCGGAACTGTCAACAGGGTAGTTTAAAGGCTAAACTAAATTATACTTATTTTCTAGTTTCCCATACTTCATGATAGATCCACTATCCAAAAGGATAGGTTCCCCTCTTGCGGGTAATAGCTCACGCACGTAAGATATTCACAAATTCGCATATGTATTGACCACGAAAAGCAAAACAATTTTCTATACGAAAGGGTAGGTAATCAAGCTGATTATCCAAAAGGATATAAATGTTCTCTGTCAAATGAAATTAAGTATAGAAAATCATGGTTTGTTTACTGTTTGTTCTTTTGACTATCTGGTCAAGTTTGGTAACGAAAAGAGAACAAGTGAGAACAAAGATAGAACAGATAGGGGTTTTTTGAGGAACTTTTTGGTCGAGGGGGTGCCCTACCTAAAAAACCGTTTGGGCGCTATACGGGCTTAAAATCGGGGTCTAGGATAGGTAGAGGATAGGTGAGCTATCCGTATTCCCCTGCTGTATATCCAATGGGATAGGGGTAGCTATACGAAAGGATAGGACTATACGATTGGATAGGTCGAGTATATACCAAAGGATGTGCTGCTATACTTAGGGGTAGGGTATATGGCCGAAAGAATAGGTGGGTGGGTGCCTATATATAATGAGATAGCCGATGGTATAGCATGATGGCGCAAAGGGATGCATAACCTATCCGTTCGTATTTGTGATCACACAATCGTATAGTCGAGGTTATCCTTTTGGGTATAAAGAATACTCTATTGTATATAAAATGTATTCTTTTCAGGTATTTAACTGCTAGAAAGGATAGAGTTCCTATACTTTGGTATCGTTGAGCCTATCCAAAAGGGTACCCGGCATGGGCCATAGGGGTAGGCTACGTATATATACATACACAATGACAGCGGGGGGTATTTTTAGCTTGTTAACCACAATGTAAATACATTAGATTTATTTTAATATTTCTTTAAACCCCTTTAATTTCTTTTAATATCAATATAATTGGTAAGTATTGTTGACCAATTTGTAAACAAGCTGTATAAGCTGGCAGGAATAGCCTTAAGTTCTCTGGTAGCCTGACCCCTATCAACTTCTTTACCCCCACCCTGAACAGCCTTATATCGCCTCTGAGGGGTATCTGAGGTAAACTGGAGGTGTTACCCCGGCGCATTTAAGCTCCCACTTCATTTATCAACGAAAAGGTGATAATAGTTTAAGTTTCTACTTGACAGATAAGCATGAAGTAGTATAACATATACATAAAGTATTACTTAAGGTACCTTAAAGTACCTTTAAGTCTATTATCAACTATTATTATTAAGTTAAATATACTTAAAGACTACTTTAAGTAGGAACTTTAAGTACACTTAAGTCCTCTATCTCTATTATTAATAGTTATTAGAAGACTTTAAGTAGAAACTTTAAGTACGTACCGAAGTTTTTTTTGTCGTCCCAGCTTAAAGTACTTGACACTTAGCATCAACTTAGGTATAACTAGCCATGTCAAAGCCAAAAATGTACATAAGTGAAAATGTACTAGAAGAATTTTACTATGCACTAGCTTCAGAAGACGAAGGGAGGATGCGTAGAGTCCACATCCCAAGATCAGATGTGTTCTATATCAGAAATAAAATATTAGAGGACACAGGCGTTAAGTATTCCCTAGACAGAGTTGAAAGAGCTATGTACTTAGAGGGTCATCTTAAGGCTTCAGACGTGTTTGAACCTAGAAGAAAAAGAGATTGGGAATAAACCTATGGCAAAAACTGTTCTTGATGACTGGAAAATACTACCAAGGCTAATGATGCTGGCAGTTACTATACTTACCTACCAAGCAGTACACTGGTTCATGTCTTTACCTGACCCTAGTGTAGCTCAATCAGGTCTTGTCTCCGTTTGTATGGGAGCTTTGACTGGTTGCTTTGGGATTTGGATGGGTAAAGAATCTAAAACAACTGTGACACCTACTAGAGTTGTTCATGAAGAAAGTTATAACAAATGATTGGTCAAATTATAGGAGCAATTGGAGGTTTAGCCTCTTCTTACCTAGATGGTAAGGTAGCAATACAAAAAGCTAACGCTGAAATTAAACTTAAGCAAGCTACTGGTGAGATAGACTGGGATCTAGCAGCTATTCAAGCTACTCAGAACTCTTGGAAAGACGAATGGATTACCTTACTCTTTTCAATTCCATTAATTTTAGCCTTCTGTGGTGATTGGGGTAATAGTATTGTTCAAGCTGGCTTTGCTGCACTAGAAACTATGCCGACATGGTATCAATATTCACTAGGTGGGATTGTTTCAGCAAGTATCGGGATCAGATCCGTAAGTAAATTCTTTGGGAAAAAGTAATGCATAAGAACTTTCAGAAATGTTTAGAGATGTTGCTACACCACGAGGGGGGCTTTGTAAATCACCCCCAAGATCCAGGTGGTATGACTAACCTTGGGGTGACTAAGGCTGTGTATGACAGGTGGATTGGACGTGAGGCTACTAAGTCTGAGATGATGGACTTAAAGCCTGATGATGTAGCACCTATTTACAAGAAGAATTACTGGGATAAGGTAAGAGGTGATGACCTTCCTAGCGGTGTTGACTGGTGTGCCTTTGATTGGGGAGTTAATAGTGGTTCTGGTCGTCCAGCTAAAGCTATTCAACGTGCTGTAGGAGCAACAGCAGATGGGGCTATTGGTCCTATGACTCTGCAAGCTATTATGAACAAAGATCCTCAAATGATTATTGAGAGTGTCTTTAGCCAACGTCAGAAGTTTTATGAGTCCTTACGTACCTTTGAGACATTTGGTCGTGGCTGGACTCGTCGTAATAAAGAAACACTAGACCAAGCATTAAGTATGATCTGATGAGTATACCTGAACGAGTTAAGACTAAGATGAAAGATGCTGGACTTAAGTCTGTGAATAAACCACAACGACTTAACGATAGCACTAACAAGTCTCACCACGTTATGGCTAGTGAAGGTGGTAAGTATAAGTATATTAAGTTTGGTCAAGAAGGTGTTAAGACTAACCAGACTGTAGGACAACGAGAAGCCTTTAAGTCTCGTCATGCTAAGAACATCAAGAAGGGTAAGATGTCTGCAGCTTACTGGGCCGATAAGGTTAAGTGGAGTAGTAGCAAAACTAAGTCCTCTTCTAAGAAGTGGGTTAAAGGTTCTTAATGTCTCTTATCTCTCATCTACCATTACCTAATATGCCATTTCAAACTCATGTAAACATAGTCTTTGAAAATGGTGTAGGTGAGCCTGTAAGAAAAGATGTAGACACAAAAGAACCTACAAGAGTTACCCCTGATACACCAGTAGAGGATCTGAAACTAGTAAATCAAATGTATGCTTACAATCCCAATCCAAATAAATTACGTACACCCACTGGACAAATAGTAGATTTTATTGTAGCATAACGTATGTCTTATTTAACTAGCAGTATACCTTACTTTAAAGCATGGGTACGTAGAGAGTACACAAAGAACTTAGAGGAATATCATGGAGAGTTTCTTCACTGTATGGTCATCGGTGTTACTACGATGCCCAATAGAACACTCAGCTTCCAAGTTATCTTCACAGGCTGTGAGTCAGACTTTGACGAATCAGAAAACGTCCACGGTGGAGCGATGTGGGCTAGGATGCCGCTCACTGCGTTGGTTGCGGATACCCCTCTAGCTGAGTGGCCTAACGAGTTACCCCCGTACTTAGCTCAACCTTGGGATTGTATGTCGCATACACATAGTGTGTATAAGCTAGAGAGAGCAAGCCCAGCGCCTTGGATAGCAAAGATAGATGGTGAGTTTTACCCAGCTAAGTATTACTTCACTGTAGACTACACAGATAATGAAGTAGCAGATGACCCTGCACAACACAAACAGTCTCATGTATTAGAGTTGTTAGACGCAGGAGAATATACAGGTAACATTGTTGCGTTGCCCAATAATAGAGTGAGAGTAACTCACCCCGCATGGTTTGAGACAGGACAAGGTGCTCCTGACTTTAAACCTAATCAACATATATACAACTCAAAAGAAAACGTAGACTACGTATGGGATACGCAACGAGTGTTCAACAATTTATATAGTGAGGAATAAACAAATGATGAAGAAAAAAGGTTACGCCCAAGGCGGTCTTAAGATGGTTAAAAACAAAACAGGTGACACTGTTCCTTTTTATGCTGCTGATGGTAAAGGTAAAATGAACAAGGGTGGCATGATGAAGAAAAAAGGTTATGCTAAAGGCGGAGCTATGATGAAAAAGAAAGCTTACGCTAAAGGTGGTAAAGTAGCTATGTACAATCAAGGTGGCATGGTTAAATCTACTGGTACTATTCCTACTGGTATTGCTAACCCTAAAAATACTTATAAGTAGGAGAAACAATATGGCTGTATCATTAGGTACATATTTAAACAATAAACTAAAAGAAAAAGGTATGACTGCTGCTCAAGCTAAAAAGAATGCAGGTAAATACAAAAGTATTGCTGCAGCTAAAAAAGCTGGATCACTTTACTACACAAATAAAGATGGTAAAGTTATGGCTGCTGTATATGCAGAAGACCTTAAAAAAGCTCCTGTACGACCAAAAAAGAAACCTTCAGATCCACGAGCAAAACGTCCTAAACAACCTAAAGGTGCTCCACCTTTACGAGATAGAGATCCTATAAAGACTGAAAAGCTTTTACCTGGTTCAGATAAAACAGTTAATAGTGCACTTAATACACCCCGTGGTCGTGGAGATGGTTCAAAAGAAACCCTCAAAAGACAAACAGATCCTAAGTCTCCTTCAAGATTAAGGGGTCAAGAGGTTATGAAAAAAATAACTCGTGATCAATGGAAAGATATGTCAAAGTCAGAAAGACGTGCTTTAGGTTTACCTGCTACTAGAGTTGCAGCAATGGGTGGTAAACTAAGAGATGCTAAGTTTAAAGACGGTAAAAGTTTTTAAAATAATGGTAGCATCTCGTGAATATAGCACCGTAACAAAAGGTGTAACTGTAACTGCTACTTCAGGCGGTGCTAGTTCAAATGTTATATATACTTGCCCTGCAAAGCATGATGCAGAGCTAGACTTCTTACATGTTACTAATGGTAGTGCATCTACCCAAAACGTAAGCCTACAGTGGTATCACGCAGAATCAAATGCGTATCATCACATCTTAAATGATAAGTCTATAGCAGGTAAAGATGTGTACAATGTCATAACGTCAGACAGAATCTACTTACATGCAGGTGATAAGATCACAGCCTTTGATGCTGCTAGTGGTAGTTTAGAAGTGTTCCTATCAGGTAAAGAGTTTTACAACCCTAACCGTTAATGCATAACGGGGTTGCAATCTTATCTCTAGTATGATATAACTATTTATGTAAAACTACTCCCGCACAAGTTAGAAGGAGTAGTGCTATGTTTAAGAAGATATTTAAAAAGATTCAAGAGAATCAACAACGAAGAGCAGACTATTGGATACTCATGAACTTGAGTGACAAAGAACTGCATGATATGGGGATTAGTAGAGGTGAAATCAGGCAAAAAGTCTACGGTTAATGCAGCGGGTAATTATACTAAGCCTAGTATGCGTAAGCGCCTCGTTGCTTCCGTTAAAGCTGGTGGGAAAGGTGGAGCACCTGGACAATGGAGCGCTAGGAAAGCCCAGATGGTCGCAAAGCAATACAAGTCAAAAGGTGGGGGTTACAAGTAGTGGCCCTCGCTAAATCACAAAAGAGCCTAAAGTCTTGGACTAAGCAGAAGTGGAGAACCAAGAGTGGTAAACCATCAACGCAAGGTTCAAAGGCTACAGGCGAAAGGTATCTACCTGAGAAGGCTATTAAGTCTCTTAGTTCTTCTGAGTATGCCGCTACAACACGAGCAAAACGAAAAGGCACTAAGGCGGGTAAGCAGTTTGTGGCTCAACCTAAAAAAGTTAGAGCCAAAGTAAAACCGCATAGGAAAGTTACATGACAGAAAAGCAACAGAAGTTTCTTGATGCACTATTTGGTGAAGCCGAAGGCAACCCAGTTAAAGCACTTAAGATTGCAGGGTATGCTCAGGGAGAATCCTCTGCAAGAGTTATGGCTCCTTTGAAGGATGAGATAGCTAATCGTACCCGTGACTTTATTGCTACCAATGGCCCTCGTGCTGTTTGGTCTTTGATGAACGTTATGACTAACCCAACAGACTTAGGAAATAAAGAGAAGATGGCTGCTGCTAAAGACTTCTTAGACCGTGCTGGTTTTGTAAAGACTGACAAGGTAGAGGTCAAATCAGAAAGCCCACTGTTTATTTTACCACCTAAAGAAAATGAAGCTTGATAAAACTTGGAAACTTCCAAAGCCTGACAAAACCGAAAGTGGCTATGTTTGGCACCCAGTAGTAAGAATAGGTAGACAAGTACCGTTTGGGTACTCACAAGATCCATATGATAAAGATGTAATAATACCTATACCAGAAGAGTTAGAACTGTACGAACAAGCAAAGAAACACCTAAAGCAGTACAGTTACCGTGATGTAGCCAATTGGTTAAGTGATCAATCAGGCCGACATATATCACATGTAGGACTATATAAGAGAGTAAGACTTGAGCAGAAGCGTAAGAGAGAAGCTGCAAACCAACGCTACCTTGCCGAGCGATACAAAGAGGCTCTCGCCAAAGCGGAAAAAATCGAAGCCCAAATCAATGGTGGTAGAGAAGAGTCCAGCTCAGTCGAAGCCTGAAGCTTTAGACTACGAGGAGATAGCTCGTGAAGTTATCTTTGAACCTAATGAGGGGCCACAGACAGACTTCCTTGCATCTACAGAGCAGGAAGTATTATATGGGGGATCAGCTGGTGGAGGTAAGTCTTATGCTATGGTGGCTGATCCTGTCCGTTACTTAGGTAACCCTAATGCTAGGATGCTCCTAGTACGTAGAAGTACAGAAGAACTTAGAGAACTTATTTCAGTATCTAAACAGCTTTACCCTAAAGCTATTCCTGGAATTAAGTTTATGGAGCGAGATAAGACTTGGGTAGCCCCTAGTGGTGCAACTCTCTGGATGTCTTATCTAGATCGTGACGATGACGTTATGAGGTATCAAGGTCAAGCTTTTAATTGGATTGGCTTTGACGAACTTACACAGTGGCCTACACCGTATCCTTGGAACTACATGAGGTCACGACTTAGAACAACTAAAGCTAGTGGCCTACCACTTTACATGAGAGCTACTAGCAACCCTGGAGGTCCAGGACATCAGTGGGTTAAGAAGACCTTTATTGATCCTAGTACTCCCAGTAAGGCATTTTGGGCAACGGATACAGATAGTGGTGAAGTTATATGCTGGCCGAAAGGTCATACTAGAGAAGGTGAACCATTGTTTAAACGTAGGTTTATACCTGCTACCTTATTCGATAATCCTTACCTAGCAGATGATGGCATGTATGAGGCTAATCTTCTGTCGTTACCTGAGCATCAGCGAAGGCAGCTACTAGAAGGTGACTGGGATATTAACGAAGGCGCAGCCTTTCCAGAGTTTAATCGTAAAAAACATGTGATAGAACCTTACGATATACCTAACAGTTGGGTAAAGTTTAGAGCTTGCGACTATGGTTATGGATCTGCTACGGGAGTGCTTTGGTTCACCGTAACTCCATCTGAGCAATTAGTTATTTACAGAGAAATGTATGTCTCTAAGGTTACTGCTACAGACTTAGCAGATATGATACTAGAAGCAGAAGATGGTGAAAAGATACGTTATGGTGTTCTCGATTCTAGTTTATGGCATAATCGTGGTGATACTGGCCCATCACTGGCTGAACAGATGATTATGAAAGGTTGTCGTTGGAGACCTTCAGATAGATCTAGAGGCTCTCGTGTAGCTGGTAAAAACGAAATACATAGACGCTTACAAATGGATGAGTTTACAGAAGAACCTAGAATGGTCTTTTTTAATAACTGCACTAATACTGTATCTCAAATACCTGCTATACCTTTAGATAAGAATAATCCTGAAGATGTAGACACACATGCAGAAGACCACTTGTATGACGCCCTTAGGTACGGTATAATGACTAGACCTAAAAGTAATCTGTTTGATTTTGATGCAAACAATCACAGTTCAGGATTTCAAGTTTCAGACGCAACCTTTGGCTATTAAGGATAAGACATGGAAGAAGATGAATTTTTTGAAGATACAATGGAGTCTGTAGATTCTAATGCATTGGATGATATTAAAAAAGAAGATCAGTCTGACCCAGCCTCAGGCACTATTTTAAGTTTAGTTCAAGAAAGGTATAATAAAGCTTCTACTGCTCGTGAAACTGAAGAACACCGTTGGATTCAAGCTTACCGTAACTATCGTGGTCTTTATGGGCCTGATGTTCAGTTTACTTCAACAGAAAAATCTAAAGTATTTGTTAAGGTTACTAAGACAAAAGTACTTGCTGCTTATGGTCAAATTGTAGAAGTTCTATTTGGCAGCAATAAATTTCCTATTAGTATTGAGCCTACTACACTTCCTGAAGGTGTAGCTGAATCTGTATACTTTGAATCTAATTCAGATATGCAAAAGGCTAAGGGTGGACCTAGCGAAGAAGATAAGAAGCTTCTTCCTGGAGAAACTATGGGAGATCTCCGAGAACGTTTAGCTGGAATGCAGGACAAGTTTGAGCCTGTTATGGGCCTTCTTAAAGAAGGTAATGGTAAAACTGCTACAGAAGTTACCTTTCATCCAGCAATGATTTCTGCAAAGAAGATGGAAAAACAAATCCATGACCAACTTGAAGAGTCAGGTGCTAACAAACAACTACGTGTAGCGGCTTTTGAGTGTGCCTTATTTGGTACAGGTGTTATGAAAGGTCCGTTTGCAGTAGACAAAGAGTATCCAAGTTGGTCTGATACGGGAGAATACTCTCCAACTTACAAAACTATACCACAAACTTCTTCTGTATCCATATGGAACTTTTATCCAGACCCTGATGCATCTAATATGGATGAAGCAGAATATGTAGTTGAACGCCACAAGATGTCTCGTTCACAACTACGTTCATTAAAACGTAGACCTTTCTTCCGTTCTAACTCTATTGATAGTGCTATTTCATTAGGGGAATCCTACACTAAAGAGTGGTGGGAACAAGCTATGGAAGATGATACTCAAGATGCTAAAGCAGAACGTTACGAAGTTTTAGAGTTTTGGGGGAATGTAGATAAAGAAGTTCTTGAAGGTCATGATGTAGATATACCTTCAGAGCTTTCTGACATGGATGAACTAAGTGTAAATATTTGGGTCTGTAATGGTCAAGTGTTACGTTTGGTTATGAATCCATTTACACCAACAATTATACCTTACTTCTCTATGCCTTATGAGGTTAGCCCTTATAGCCTCTTTGGGATTGGCATTGCAGAAAACATGGATGACACTCAAACCCTAATGAATGGGTTTATGCGTATGGCAGTAGATAATGCTGCACTATCAGGCAACATGCTTATTGAGGTTGACGAGACGAATCTCGTCCCAGGGCAAGACCTCTCCGTGTATCCAGGGAAGGTGTTTAGGAGACAGGGAGGGGCACCTGGTCAAGCTATTTTTGGGACCAAGTTCCCTAACGTATCTAACGAAAACATGCAGATGTTTGACAAGGCGAGGGTCTTAGCAGATGAGTCAACTGGATTTCCATCTTTTGCACATGGTCAAACAGGGGTATCTGGCGTTGGCCGTACTGCCTCTGGTATTAGTATGCTTATGTCTGCTGCCAACGGCTCTATCCGTAACGTAGTTAAGAATGTAGATGACTACCTACTTGGACCACTAGCTAAAGCATTCTTTAGTTTCAACATGCAGTTTAATTACAATGAAGAGATTAAAGGTGACCTTGAAGTAAAAGCTCGTGGAACTGAAAGCTTAATGGCTAATGAAGTACGTAGCCAACGTTTAATGCAGTTCTTACAAGTTGTACAGAATCCTGTACTAGCTCCTTTTGCTAAGATGGATTATATTATTCGTGAGATTGCTAAGTCTATGGATCTTGATCCAGATAAGCTTGTCAACTCTATGTCTGATGCTGCAATTCAAGCTGAGATACTTAAAAAGTTTAAAGCTGAAAATCCACCACCAGCACCTGAACCAGGTGTACCACCACAAGGTGGTCCTCAGGGTGCTCCTGCCGGCGCACAAGTACAGGATACTCAAGGTAGCGGGGGTGGTAATATAGGGACAGGCACTGCACCTGTACCGGGAGAACAGGGTTTCTCAGGTAACACTGGCCAACAACAGGTACAATGAAACTAGTTGTGAACAATACGCTAAAACCTTTTGTAAATAACCCAGAGTTATACACTCCGTTTATCGAAGAGATTGCTGAACGGATAGCCTTTACACATGTAACACTAGAACAGTCTAGGGAGATTGATGAGATCTACAGGTTACAAGGTGAGATACGTGCACTAAGATCACTACTACGTTTAAGGGACAAAATTAATGGCAGCTCCTAAAACATCTATTAATCCTAAAGCTAGACCACGTACTAAGACTGAAGAAAAAACTTTACGTGGTAGACCTGTGTGGGTTGATAATACAGGTGAAGTTACTGGTGAAAAAGGGGCTAAGTATTCCGAAGTAACTACAACTATCCCTTGGGGCACTGAGTGGATTACTGCACCTAGTATTGATGAGAATGGTAAAAGACTTAGTGATAATGAAGTTAAACAACGTCTATTAAAAACTAGAGGTAAAGACTTTATTACAGGAGAAGAGCTTCCTACATTTTCTAACCCAGAAAAAGCTTCTGAGTATGCTCAGTGGAGGTCAGACACTATGTTTGATCAAGAAGCTATTGAGCAAGGTTTTCCAGAAGAGTTCCCTATGGGACCAGAACCTGAAAGAAAAGACTTTATAGATAGAAGTATTGACAAAGGTAAAGATTTTTTAGAATACCTAACAACACCTAGCAAGCACGGTGTTTTTAACGAAGGTGGTGATGTAGCAGCTCAAATGCAATCTATGCTACCATCTGCTGATGATGATACTCGTTCTACTAAAGAGTTTCTACAGCATCCTTTGGAGACTGTACCTTACTTTCAAAGGCCAATGGGTTCTAGTACAGACGATCCTCAAGTAGGCCAAGATGATACAGGTAATCCTGTCTTTAAAGGTAGTCTTGGTGAATATACAGTAAGAGTGAATCCTGATCAAAGAACTTTACGAACTAAAGTAGAAGAAGCTATACCTGTAGTTAAAAAAGCTGTAGGTGACTACTTAGAAGACCCTAAGCTTCCCACTAAAGACCAACTAAGTGAGTTTGCTAAACAAGCAGGGCAGTCTGCAGTAGAGTCTGTGGAAGATCTTGGTGATCTTATGTTTAAGGGTAAAGGTACTCTTGGGGATGTATTTGCTGTAGCTGCAGGAGCAGGTGCTGCATCTGTACCTTTTGATGTACCTAAAGGTGCACTTAGAATATTTGGTGGAGTTAATGCAGAGGGTGCCTATGAAGATAAAAACCTTAAAAAAGCAGTAAGACTTCTAAAAGAAGCTGACGTAGATCCAACTAATGTACAAGAAAGTTATTTTAAAAATAAAAAAATCTGGGAACAAACAGGTTGGTATGTAGACCCTAAAGATGGTCAATGGCGATTTGAAATAGATGACAGTAAGTCTAAGTTAAAAGATTTTAAAAATGTATTTAATACTGAATTAGAACCAACTAGCCCAGCTATTGATCCTGAAAAATCAAAAAACTTTTTTAATGAAATAGGGAATGTTGAATTAAGTAAAGAAGATGGAAAGTATAGAAAACTTAGTCAAGTTTTTGATCACGAAGATTTTTATAAAAGGTACCCAGACCTTAAAGATATTGATGTTATTTTTTACAGCAATCCAAGACTACGTACTCTTTTAGGTTCCGCAAGTGACGATGAAATTTTTATAAATCTTTCTGCTTATGACAACTATGAAGATATTAAAAGTACATTACTTCACGAACTACAGCATGTAATTCAACATGAAGAAGGTTTTGTTCCTGGGTCTAGTCAAGCTGCTGTTTCAGGAGAACTTTTAGAAGCTAAAACAAAAGAACTTGAAGAGAAAAAAAGACCCCTTGTAATTAAAGAAGCCGTATTAAAAAAAGAACTTGAATCCCCTGTTGAAGGGGAAGAAAAACTTAACTTAATAAAAAAACTTATTAAAGTTTCAAATGAAATTTATGCTATAGACGAAGAAAATTTTAAGTCTGACTATGAATTTTATAGGGGTGCTGGTGGAGAAATAGAATCTAGGCTTGTACAAAGAAGAGCAGATCTTTCTAGTGATCAGAGAGGGCCTCAAAATATAGCTGGAGGTTTTCCTCTTGATGATCGTGTAGATATGCTTCAAGAAGAAGGTGGTAAGTTTCAATACACAGGTAGTGCAGGTGTAGACCCTTATGCATATCAAATAAGTCCAAGAGTAGAGCCTGACCCAGAAAAACCAGGATTCTTAAGTGGTGTAAAAAAGAAGTTAGGCCTTACCTCAGATAGTGCAGTAGATAGACCTAAAGACTTTAACAAAGGTGGAGCAGTTATGAACAAACAAATGGAAATGGCCTTTATGCAACAAGGTGGACTAAAAGATGATGGCATGAGGCAAGACCCAGTGTCAGGTAATCAAGTACCTTCAGGTTCTATGGCCTCAGAAGTACGAGATGATATCCCTGCTCAATTGTCTGAAGGTGAGTATGTTGTACCTGCTGATGTCGTCAGATTCTTTGGTGTAAAATTCTTTGAGGATCTTCGTTCAGAAGCAAAAATGGGCTTGCAGTCTATGGAGGCTAATGGTAGAATAGGTGGTGAGCCAGTACCTATGGAGACTGGTGAGTTATCTGATGAAGAGTTTGCAAGACTGCTACAACAGGAGCTTGGTGGAACCTTAACGACTCAAAATGCAGAACCCATAAAAGCTGCTCAAGGTACTTATGTTCCAGGTCAAATGTCATCTTTTAATCCTGATAACTATGGTTTAGGCTTTTCTTTAACTCCTGGATACACTCCACCTGCAGCAGTGGGTACAGAGCCTGTTGTAGAAACTGAAGCTTCTTGTGCAGCAAGAGGTATGGTTTATAACCCAGAAACTAAGTTGTGTGAAATGCCAACACCTGTTGTTGAAATAAACAAAGACGGTGAGGGAGAAGATGAGGGTGAAGATAGCACAACTTGGATGGATAGCTATGATTACACTAACTTTGAAACTTTAGCTCAACAAACTTCTGAAGCTTTAGATGGACCTACAACTATGTTAGGTAGTGCAGCCGAGCTTATCTTTGGTGGAGGAGTTTTAGGTAAATTTGCAAAAGCATCTAATGCAGCTCAAGTTGCAGCTAATATTGCAGTACTTGAAGCTCAAGGAAAAGATGTAGATGCTTTAAAAGTTAAGTTTAATACTTACGTTAATAATAGCGGTTTAGGTAAATTTAAGTCCTTTATTACTGGTAGTGAACTGGCAAAACAAATTAATACTACTCAAGTTGATGTTGGACTATTTAAAGATTCTACAGATGTGTTTGGTAATAAAATTTTTAAGGCTGATAAGGATTGGAAAAAACAACTTGAAAAGAATGCACCTAAAGGTATGACTTATTCATCCATATTAGATGCATCTGATCCGACTATAACAACACCTGTAGATCATGATGATGATGATAGTACTCCACCTATTAATGTAAGTGGGGGATATACACGAACTGGTTCTTTAGCACCCACTGCTGAAGAAATAGGCTCTATTAGGCCAGGTCCAAGACCTCTTGTAACAAAACCTACACTTACTACTACTGAAAAATATGAAAGAGATCAGGCAAGAGAAAGTGCTTCAAGTGACAGAATAGATAGACAAAGAAACGAACAAAGAATACGTGACATAGTTTCAGGTGCTATACAACCTAAAGATATAGATGAAGAACGGGAGTTTGCTGGCGTAAAAGCTGCAATGACAGGGTGGGATGAATAAACCCTTAACTAAATAACAATAAGGCTACTCAGCTACGGCTGACCCCAACATAAGGAGAATAATATGCCTGAACTAGCAGAAGTGGAAACCCCAAAGACTGCAGGATTCGTTGATCGTGGATATAATAGCGCAAAGCGTAAACAACGAATGGAAGAAGAAGCTAAGGAGATTGAAAGACTTGAAGCTGAAGCAAGGGGAGAAACCCCAGTAAATGAAGCAGAAGAACCTCAAGAAACTACCCAAGAAGCAGAGGCCAATACAGAAGTTAAAGAAGAAACGTTATCTGCAGAAGAAAAGTCTTTTAAAAAACGCTACGGTGACTTAAGACGTCATATGCAGCAAAAGGAAAAGGAGTGGGATGAAAAGCTAGAAAGCTTACAGAAAGCTTCTACTAAAGCTGGCATTATTCCACCTAAGTCCGACGAAGATATTGAAGAGTGGGCTAAACAGTATCCTGATGTAGCTGGTATAGTAGAAACTATTGCAGCTAAAAAAGCACAGGAGATGTTTGAAAAAGCAGACACTCGACTAAAACAACTTGACGAAGCCCAAGCAGAGGCTGATCGAGTTAAATCAGAAAATGAAATTCGTAAGTCACATTCAGACTTTGATGACCTACGTCAATCAGATGAGTTTCATGACTGGGCTGATGAGCAGCCTAAGTGGGTTAAGGATGCATTGTATGAAAATGCAGATGATCCAGCTTCAGTAGTACGTGTTATTGATTTATATAAATCAGATAAGGGTCTTACTAAAGAAGATAAAAAAGCAAATAAAAAAGCAGCAGCTTCTACAGTTACTAAGCGTAGTAGGACTGAAGTAGATGTAGCTGATGCTAATGGGATGATTCGTGAGTCAGAGGTAGCTAGTATGTCTGACAAAGAATTTGAAGAACGTGCAGATGAAATTAACAAAGCAATGCGCAATGGTAAATTTGTCTATGACGTGTCTGGTAATGCCAGATAAACTGTTGACAAATAAAAAAGCAACAGTATAACTAGGGACATAGAACAAAAGCCTCTATATGACTACCTTTTGTTCTAGCCCAATTTCCAATAAAGTCTAAACGTATGAGAACTACCTGTTCAAGTATAGGCCCGTATATCTAACGGTTGGCCGACTGTTAGTTTCACGCACCCTAGAAAATGTAACAGCCTCTTATTGGTATTAGCTTTTAGATAAGCCAACTATCAGGAGGATTTATTATGGCTTTTACATCAGCAGGAGGATACGGTAACTTACCTAACGGTAACTTTAGTTCCGTAATCTACTCCAAAAAAGTACAGCTTGCTTTCCGTAAAGCAACTGTAACAGGTGACATCACCAACTCTGATTATTTTGGGGAGATTTCTGCCCAAGGTGATACAGTGAAAATTATTAAAGAGCCTGAAATTTCCGTAAGCTCATATGCTCGTGGAACTCAAATTTCAGCACAAGATCTTGACGATGAAGATTTTTCATTGGTTGTAGACAAAGCTAATTACTTTGCCTTTAAAATTGATGATATCGAAGAAGCTCACTCACATGTGAACTTCATGGATCTTGCAACTAACCGTGCAGCTTATCGTTTAGCTGATCAGCATGACCAAGAAGTCCTGGGTTATCTTGCTGGCTTTAAACAATCAGCTTTGCACACAGATGCCGATACTGTCAATGATCAAGTAAACGGTACTAAAGCAGTAGCCACTGCTGGTTCAGATGAATTGCTTTCAAGCATGAAACTGAAAAAAGGTGACTTTGGTAACATCACAACTGGTTCTGCTGGTGATCACTCGATCCCAGTTGCAGCACGTTTGCCTGGTGCCACAGCCCTTCCAACTGCTACAGCTTCACCAGCAATGGTTGTTGCTCGTATGGCTCGCCTCTTGGATCAACAGCAAGTTGATACTCAAGGACGCTGGCTGGTAGTTGATCCAGTATTTATGGAAGTACTTCGTGACGAGGATTCACGCCTCTTTAACGCAGACTTCGGTGAATCAGGTGGACTACGCAATGGTCTGGTCTTGAATAACTTCCACGGTTTCCGTGTATATACTTCAAGCAACCTGCCTTCAGTTGGTACTGGTTCAGGTACTACAGGTACTGCAAACCAAAACACTAACTACGGTGTTATCGTAGCTGGTCATGATTCTGCTGTCGCAACTGCGGAGCAAATCAATAAGACTGAAACTTATCGTGACCCTGACAGCTTTGCTGACATCGTTCGTGGTATGCATCTATACGGCCGCAAGATCCTTCGTCCAGAAGCTCTTGTCAACGCCAAATATAACTTGGCATAAGGGAGGACTAAACAATGGCTTTACAATCTCCAGTTCGTATTGAGACTGCTGTAATCGCACACGGTTCTCTTACCACTAGCTCAACTCACGAAATCGGTGTAGTTCCACGTAACTGTGTGGTTCTTGCTGCTGGTTCTGAGTGTACTGCTGCAGCTACCGTTGGTGGTGCTAACGCAGTAAGTTACGGTGTAACAGGCGGTGACGTTGATATGCTTGGTACTGCTGATATTAATGGCGCTAAAACACTTGGCGCTACTACTACCACAGTAAACGGCATTACTAATGTCACAACTGCTGATACGACCATTACTGCATTACTTGCAGGTTCAAATGCTCCATCAGCAGGTTCGTTTAAGTTCTTTGTAGTATATGCCCCAATGGGTGCTACAAAAGCTGCAGACGAAGTAGATCGTGATCTGCTTGCAT